ATTTTCGTTTAATTCGTATTCGCCATTTTCTAAAATTATATGTCCTAGTTTAACAACTAAATGATTATGCGTTGGGTACTCATTACCTTCAAAATCAATTTCAACTCCCAAGTCAGCAATTTTTTGTAAAGCCTGCTCTTCGTTTTTAAAATTATATTTTCCTATTTTCATAACTTAGTTAATTCTATTAATTCACTATTTGTTAAATATTCATTGTAAATACTAGACTGATAAACATCTCCCTGAAAAGGATTTGTGGCTCCCGAATACGAACCAAACCAAAATGTATTTAAGTTGTTTAAGTTTCCTGCACTCGTGACGGCTACATTTACGCCATTTATGTAAATCTCCAAATTTCCGTATCTTTCCCACTTTACAGCAATTTTAAACCTTTGTTGGTTGTGGATATACTGATAAGTGAAAAATGGTGGAGATGGTGCATTTCCAGCCTGTACTGAAAGTCGGCTGTCAGATTGAAACGAAAAAACAATTCTATTATTAGCGTAATCTGATAACGATATTGTTGAAAGCCCGTTGACGTTTTCTGCTTTTAAATCCAAAAATATAGTTCCTTTAGCATCGTTATTCATTAAAGTTATTGGGCTTATTTGATCTACTGCTCTTGAAGAAGTTAAACTGTAAGTTGGTATATAGCTTGATGCTTTTGCTGCGTAAGATTCTAATTGAGCCCCCCAAACAAACAGCCCATCTACTTCATTTCCTTGAAATATTTGGCTTTGGTTATCTAACACGGCAACCCTTAACATTGCGGAAGATGCTCCTAAGCTAACTGATGCGTTTATTTGTAACCTGTACCAACCATTCCCGTAATCTTGGTACTCAAAGGCTGTTCCTATTGTAGTTCCAAATGTCTGTAATGTATCTAAGTCAAATTTAACCTGAGCAATCGGAGTTCCGGGAGAAGAATAATATGCCAAACGTAACTCAACTTGACTAAAACCACCCTTTTTTACAAAAACAGAATAAGTTGTTGTAACCCCATAGCCAGAGCCACTTGTTATGCTTTCCACGTAATGGTATGTGTTATTTGTGTTTGGTATTATTTTATCTGCGTTTTCTACGCCCTTTGGGTCTATGGTATCGTTTCCGATGACGCTTAAATTTCCCGTCGCCATTGAGGTTGAGTAAAATCTTCTGAATATTTTTGTAAATTAGTTCTACTTTCTTCAATTTTTAATCTAGGACAAGAACTGTTTAGCCAATCTAGTGTTGGATGTGCAGATGAAATTGACTTTATTAGTCCATTCTCAGCAACTCTACTTGACCCCGTGCTTCTGTAAAAATCAAAATCAGCATCACCATTTGTCGGTAAAATTGAAAATATTTTATAAAATGCGTATCCGCTTGGTACTAGTGCAAAATATGGTTTTTTCATTATCTTTCTATTATTATTGAGGTGCTTGATGAATACCACCACTGTCCGTTTACCTGTAATCTTAATGTAACTGTTTGACCTTTGTTTATTTTTATTGACCTACCAAAATCTAAAATAACGGTTTCCCTTACATTATTTGCGTGTGACCCTGTTTGACTTCCTTTGAAAACTCCGTCTATATAAACACTTAAAGTTATCGAATTACCGCTTGGGAATTGTCTAGTTGAATAAGGCATTGATGATAATTGAAACTGACTAAAATAAGCATCATAAGGAACACCAATACCGCCATAAACATAAGGAAATGTCGTTGTAGAACCTGTATCGTATAGTGTATAAGTATTAACCCCACTAATATAGTGCCTCCAAGTAACAGATATTTTTTCGGTTGTTAAACCTCTGCTAGTGTACTCCCTTGTCTTTGCTTTTAAAACGTTATTAATCATTTATATTCTTTATACTGATTGTAACAAATTGATATTGCTTGTTCTTTTTTATACTCCTTGCTTATTTCCGCTACACATCGAATTATAAAATCCTGTTGTTTTTCGTTCTGTTTTGGTTTCGGTATAGGCATTTATATATTTTTTTAATTTATTAAGATTTGTTTTTTTTACCTTATATTTCATAAAACCCACCCATTAAATACGGTATCTGTATCTGGACTTATATCGTTATCTGAGTTGCTAGTGTATTCAGGAAATTTTGAACTGTTGGAACAAAGGTAATCAACTAATCTAGTACTATAATAATTTGCATACTCCCTTGCTTTTCCAACTAAATAATCAACTTCATTTTTATTAACGTTTTCGGCTGTTTCGCTTGAATGTTTAAATACTCCCCCATTCTTAATTTGATAGGCTGCAAATGGAATATAATTAACTTGAGCGAACCATATAAGAGTTGACTGAACATAATCTCTTACAAGGGCTAAATAGTCGCCTGTTAAAGTGTCGTTTGTAATGTCGTCACTTATTCGGTTGTATAAATCAGTACCTAGTAGGTTTTGTATGTCAATTTCTTGACCTAGTTTAATAAACTGAATAAACTTATCTGTATCAACGTTACCGTCTAAGATAGAATTTCTTACTAAGTCAGTTCTTGATATAAATAATGCTGTTGCCATTTAGTTTTTGAATTTCATTTTGTTCCAATATTCGGCTGTATAGCCTTTGTACTTCATATCCTTTGGTGCTACGGGTACTTTTTGAGCGTTTTTAGGTGCTTTAAAACCTTTGCTTTTAGCTTGTCCGCTTGTTATTTCGCTTTTTTTACCTTCTTTAATTTGATAGGTTTTTCTAAACCATTTGTGACTGCACCTTGCACCACCCTTCCAGAGCCAGATGGAATAAGAATTTGAGCCACCTTTACCAAATCCAGGATTCACAGCTTTGTTTCCCATCGCTACGATGTCCTCTTTACGGTAAACCTTCTTAGCTCCTACCATTTTAGAACAAAATTGACGGCTGTCTTTGCCTGCTGTTTCTGGTGCATAGCTATATCTTACTAAAAACTCAACACCTTTTTGACTATCTTGTTTTGATGTTCCGTCTTGTTTGCTTTTTGCGTTTGGTTTAGCCGTTCCTGTGCTTACAAAATTCCAAACTTTAGACAGTAAAGATTGTTCCTGCTCTGGTTTTGTGTTTAAATCTGTAATAACTTCGTCTAGTTCATCGTTCAACTCATAATCAACCTCGCTTTCATCTACTAAATCATATTCAGTTAGTATTTCATCTTCTGTTTGTCCTAAGTCGATTAATTCATCAGCAATATTACTACCCAATTCATCTGTTAAATCATTACTTAATTTAACTCCTGTTTCTTCTTCTTTTGTTTCTGCGTCTTCAACGTTTTCTAAGTCTGTAAATTCTAACGGTTGAAGCGTTTTAAANTACAATTTTAGGCTCATTTGATTGTAAGCTAATATAGAATCAAAAGCGTCTATTAAAAGCATCTGAAACGGTCTGATGACGGTGTTGTCCATTAAAGTACTCGCTGTCTTTAGTTCTTCTGCGTTATTACCTAAACCGCTATTATCTTTAATACCTAAAAGCATAGGTGAAACAACCCTGTGTGACACCATTACTTTTTTAGAACTTTCATCCGAAAGGAATTGATACTGTTGATGTGCTTCGCTTAGTTGTATAGGCTCAATGGTTGCAGCACTTTCTGGATTGTCGTTAAAAGCTAGTATAAATTTACCTGCATTACTTGAACCGCTAAACTTAGAGTATATGCGATTTTCTAATGCTTGACGTTCTTCTGCGTTTGGTGTTCCGTTATTGAAATTGATGAGCATTGACGGAGCTAATCCGTTTAGGATATTGTTCAAATGATAATTACTTATCTCTTGCTCTAGTTCAGCGTATTGTAAACCCCCTGCATAATCTGGGCTGCTATAATATTTATACCCTGCTCTGTAAGGCTTTACATAAATAATTTCTATGTTTTCTTTGCTACTTCCAAATGATGGGATTCTAGTTGTTTGGTCAACATTTTTAACCTTTGTCCAATCGTCTGAATAAAAATACCCTTCAATTTCGCCTTTGTCGTTACATTTTTCAGCTCTTAAATTCTCAACAGGAATATGCTCAACTTGTGCTATTGATTTTCTGTCCTT